ATGTTCACTTTGATAATCCAAAATGCAACAGGGAACTTTTCTTCAGGCATATGGATAAGGCACTCGAGCTGGATGCGATGATTACCATTACGGGTGATTTCTTCTGCTTAATGCAGGGAGCATATGACCCACGTAAGAGCAAGAGTAGCATTCTACCAGAACACAACGAAGACAACTACTTGGATTTGGTAATTAATGATGCAGCTGAAAAATTAATACCATATGCTAAGAACATCATTTTAATCTCCCGAGGTAATCACGAAACGAGCGTAAGCAAGAGAAATGAAACAGACATAATGGAAAGGTTTGTTGAACGCTTAAACCTTCTCGCAGATAGCAACATTCAAATAGGTAATTACTTAGGTTACTATACACTTAATTTCTCATACACCAAGGGAGGAGATAACAAACCTATCAATGTCGCTTACTCACACGGACATTGGGGCGGCATAGTTACCAAGGGAGCGTTAAGTGTTATGCGTTATTCTGCTATGTTTCCTGATGCCGATATTGTGTTTAGTGGGCATACACACGACGCATTCATAATGACGCAACCGAGGTATAAGATGAGCAATAAGGCGAACAGGGTTCAGATAGAGAAACAATGGCACGTGAAGACCGGTACGTACAAGGAGGAATTTGCAGAAGGTAGGGGATGGGCATCAGAACGAATAGGTGTGCCTAAGCATTTGGGTGGGGCATTTACAAAGTTCTACTTTCAGAAGAATAGACCAATAACATTCGAAATAACGCTAACACATTGAGAGTAATACTACTATTATCCGTTCTATTCATTTCTTGTGGTAGAAAGACCTATCACACTTTAGAAGTAAAGCAAAGCGATTCTTTATTTGTGAAAACAGAGCAAATCAAAGCACCGCTCTTAAACGACGTGATGATAGTGCCTGAAATATGCAAGGATTCGATTGCTACGGAGTTTAAAAGAATATACGTAAGGGACACCGACACGATAATCGTTGAAATCAAGGATAACCAGCTAACATTCGATGTACGGCAGAAGGAAAGAATCATTTCAAGTCTAAAGGAAACCATACAACAGAAAAGTACACTAATTAGTGAACAAGAAAAGATTATCAAAACTAAAATATCTTGGAAGCCAATTTTAATCTTAAGCGGAATTATCGCTCTATTTCTTTTAGTTCCTACTATCCCTCAACTATTAAGAAAGTTATTGCGTTCACTTTTTTAATAGGAAATTTGGGATTTGGACAAACGGATAAAATATTACACTTTACTGCGGGTTCTGCCATTAGCGGGCTAACATATGAGCTAACCAAGAAGAACGAGAATGCGGTTTTATATTCGATTGCTGCTGGAACGATAGCTGGTATAGCCAAAGAAACTTACGACATTAACAGAACAGGATTCGACAACAAAGACCTTGCCTACACTATCATAGGAAGCATAACGATTAATATTTTTAGAGATGCCCTTACCAAAGCCAAGACCCACAGAAAGTCAAAAAGATTTCATTCAAAGATGTATGAGTGAAGCAAACGAGTTCCCCGACCAAGAACAACGCTTAGCCGTGTGTTACACACAATGGAAAGAAAGGTTAAAATAAATTTCCTTATTAACATTTGTTTATTATCTTTGCTTAAATAAAAACAACAAAGATGAAAACACTTTACGAGCAATTAACAGACGAACAAAGACAGGTACTTACCGACGGAACTAAGCAATATCCATTAGGTGTTGCGAGCCTTCAAGAAACGTTGAGAAGTAAACATTTTATATTTGATTTAACCCTTCAAGATGTGGCGAGTCTATCAGCTTGGTATGGATGTGGTGGCGATGTGTCAGGAATGTTTAAACTCTTCAACAAATGAAACTGCAAACACTATCTAACGACTACGCAGACTACCTGCACGATGATGAGTTCTACTACGGGGACTTGTCGAAGATGGCACTATCAAGTAGTGCTATTAAATTACTTTTAGATTCCCCTAAGACGTTTGCGTACGTAATTAAGTACGGGCAGGAAGATTCCGAAGCATTCCGCTCCGGGTGGTTATTTCACACCGCTATCTTGCAACCTGAAATTTTCGATGAGCAAATCTTTGTGGATGTGCAATCAAAGAATACAAAGCTTTATAAGGAAGCTAAAGAAGCACACGGAAGGGTCTTTACCATTAAAGAGAAGAACGAAGCGGAGAGGATGGCGGATGCGTTTCTAAAGAACCAAACTGCTGTGTCTTATCTTGCTGGAGCGGCATTCGAGCAACCAACAGTCGGAGAGATAGATGGCTATCCATTTAGAGGTAAGGCAGACATCATAGCACCGAATAGAATTGTTGATTTAAAAACCACATCGGACATTAAATCATTTCCGTTCTCGGCTAAGCGTTATGGGTATGACGTTCAGGTTTATATCTATTGCGAGATATTTGGGATGTCGTATGAAGACTTCACGTTCTTGGTGTTAGACAAAGGTTCATTGGACATAGGTGTATTTCACGTCAGTGAGGAGTTTTACCTCGCCGGACAGGCTAAGACACGAGAAGGGATAGAGAGATACCAAATGTTCTTTGAACAGGGAATGAGTTTAGATGATTACTACATAGAAGATACTTTATGAAGATTGAACAGGCAAATGTGTTAGCAAAGAAGATTAAAAGAATCACGGGTGTGAATGTATTTGAAAATACCAGAAAGCGAGAGGCGATAGAAGCACGTTCACTTTTTAACTGGTACTTATACAACCAATACAACTTCTCCCTGTGTGACATAGCAAGATTCTACAAAAAGAACAAGAAAGCATATGACCATTCAACGGCTATCCATTCGCTTAAAAATTACGAGGTGTATTTAAGATTTTCACCTAATCTTCAAAATTGGGCTAACGAAGTTCAGTTTGAGCATATGAATAACAAGCTGCCTTACTTGATGCATATGGTAAGGAATTTTACACCTGAATCAGCAGAAGCAGTATATCCATTTGTAGAGGCTATATACGAAACACAAAGGCGAGAGCAAGAGGAAATAGTATGAGGAAGTTTGACGAGTGGGTAGACAAATGGTTCATCATTATATGGTGGGCTACTATCTTACTTGTGATTCTAATAGATTTAAAACGACGGATTCAGTAGTGCGGTTAAATAGCACAAAAGTATCAAACAAACAAAAACTTAATAGAATGACAGAAAATGAATTAAAAGGGCTTGGTTTTGAGCTGACCCAACAATATGAACACGACCAATATCATACAAATAGATATGCTAATGGCGTCTTAGAAGTGGAATTTACCTATGAAGGCGATAAGTTACTTACTTGCGATTTGACTATTTCAGAACTGAACTGTAAGCCCGTGACACTTGACGATATGAAAGCCCTTACACTGATACTTGGAGAATGGCAGGAGTAGGCTTATTACCTACAACATGTTTTATGAAATAAAAAAATGTATTTTTATTCGGTGGTTAATACAGAAAGCTGTATATTTGAAGTGTAATAATTAAAACAATAGAAATTATGACATTTTACAACCATTGCACAGCACAATTGTCTAACGAGGCTAAAAGAATAATAGGTACTAAAGCTTGGCATCCGAACTACAAAGAGCAACTTTTATCAAGAGTTGAGGATGTGTTAGAAGCTGGTAATATAATACGCACAAATACAGGTAGCGAATCAGTACCGTTTAAAATTAGTGATGTTGATAGCATTGTAACCATTGTATCTGATAGAGATGAGTAAAGACCTAATAAAATGGAGCGAACTGAGCCGCAAATTAAGCGGTTCAGATAACTCTATCAGACCAAACAAAGTGCCTAAGAAATATGAACGAAAAGTAAATCGTTTACTCTGGATTCTCGATTTGTGGGAGCGTTGGGAAAATAGGGTATAACATCTTTTATCAAATAAAAAATAATGTTTATGGATGTTAGCAGTTCGGATTTAAAAGATACAAATGGAATTAAATAAGATATACAATACAGACTGGCTCAACAATGAACTGCCTGATAAATCGGTGCAGTTGATTATAGCAGACCCACCATATTACAAAGTGAAAGGTGAATTTGATTTTATATGGAAAACCTTTGACGATTACTTAAAGGATGTTGAAAAGTGGGCTATTGAGTGTAAAAGGCTATTGGCCGAAAATGGTACGCTTTATTGGTTTGGCAGTAGCAAAAAGATTGCCTACACTCAAATAATTTTTGATAAATACTTTGGGCTTGTAAATAACCTTACTTGGGAAAAAGCAGAAGCAGATGGATTATTTGGATCAACTGGAAGCGAACAGCTAAGAAGCTATCCAAACAGTACAGAAAGGATTTTAATGTACTCTAATGACGTTTACAACTTAACTCAATGCGTTTATAGTATTAGGGATTACATAAGGGCGGAAATACAAAGAGCAAGAGGTAAAATAATACTAAAGGAAGTGAATAAGGCTTTAGGAACTGCCACAAATGGTGGTGGTGTTGCTTCTGCCTGTTTAAGTTTAGATAAAAAAGAACCTGCAATGTTCACGAAAGAAATGTATCAAAAATTACAAGTTTGGCTAAATGATAGCAAAGAGTATGAGTACCTACGCAAAGAGTATGAGTACCTACGCAAAGAGTATGAGGAACTACGCAGACCGTTTAAAAATGTAACTAAAAGCACCGAGATATTAAAGGTAAGATTTAAACCTTCTGAATATGACCACCCGACAGTAAAGCCCGAAATGTTGGCAAGTCTTTTAATATTGACAAGCTCAAGAAAAAATGACCTTGTATTAGTGCCTTTTTCAGGAAGCGGAACTGAATGTGCTATGGCAGTAAAAGAAGGTAGAAATACAATAGGCTTTGAGATAACACCAAAATACGCAGAAATGAGTAACAAACGATTACAAAATATATTGCGACAAACTTCATTATTTGCAGGAACGTAGCAGCTTGTACATAACATCTTTTATCAAATAAAAAATAATGTTTATCTAAAAACTAAATATATATATAAAATGAAAAAAGCAATTTTAGCATTAACAGTTTTAGCAACATTCGGTTGCCAAAAAGAAGAAAACAATTGCACACAGAAGGTGTACAAGAAAGATGGGGCTAACTGGGTTCTTATAAACTCAAGTAGCTGGAATGGGCCAGAGCAGTACAAGAACTACACCAAGACTATTTGGTATGAAGATGGCAGTTTTGACGTTATCAAGACAACAGTAATTTGTGATTGATGAAGAATGAATTAAAACAAATATTAGATGCTTATATTGATTGCTCTCCTTATGAGGATTACACCGACTATGAAGAGTTAGTTAATGCGTTAATGGATTGGCACTCAAAATATAAATAATGTACTACTACAACGCATCACTTATACGCATAGTAGACGGAGATACTGTTATAGCTATGGTAGACTTAGGCTTCTCAACGTGGAAGAAAGTAACTATTCGTTTGTATGGCATCGACACTCCTGAGACACGAACCAAAGACCTTGAAGAGAAGGAGAAAGGTTTAGCAGCAAAAGAGCGATTAAGCCAATTACTACGATATGCTGATTTTGAATTAGAATCGATAGGCGTTGATAAGTACGGACGTTGTCTTGGTGTATTGAGAATCGGAGAATTGAATATAAACAAAACACTTTTAAGTGAAGGACACGCAAGGGAATATTATGGGTAAGACTATGATAGAAGTATGCTATCTATAAAGAATGATAGTCAAAGTATCTTGATTATCAAATATTAAGAAATATTAACGCCAAAGAGAGATGAAAACACCAGTAGAAGAACTATTCGATAAGTTGTGGGAAACAGACAAAGACAAACTAACGTGGCACTCCATTCTTAAAGAAGCATTAAAGAAAGAATCTATTGCATTAGATGATAGCTACGGATTAGGATGGAAGCACGGCACACAAAACATAATGAAGAAATTAAATTTACAAGTATGAACCAAGGACGTAGCGACAAACAAATTCAAGACGCATTACTATTCACGTCAGTAAGTTTTATAGGAGCATTGCTAACCGTAATAGTAACTATATTCGTATAATAGATAAAATCTATTGAAATTAATTAGTTAATCTATTTTAATTATGGATGGAAGAAAGAATAATGGTGGGCATTCGACAAAGGGATTCGCCGGTAGAAAACCAAAAGACGAAGAAGGTAAGTTAATAGAACGCTTGGATGCTATCATTGATTCCGATGATGCTATTCGTGTGTTAGGCGGCAAGATTAAAGACGGTGATATGCGTGCTATTCAGCTCTACTTTAACTATCGCTTTGGCAAACCACAAGAAAACGTTACGCTATCTTCTGATGGGTTGAACATCAATTTCAAAGAGTTGCTAAAGTTTGATTAGTGTTCAGAAGAAATACGAGGTGTTTGCTGATTCCGATAGTCGTTACTTCATAGTATCAGGAGGTAGGGCATCTGGTAAATCATTCAACGTATCTATTTTGATTCTTCTGCTGACATTCGAGAAAGAACACGTAATCTTATTTACTCGTTACACGTTAGTATCTGCAGCCATATCTATTATCCCGGAGTTCTTAGAAAAGATTGAACTATTGGGCTTGGAAGGATATTTCCACGTTACCAAGGACGAGATTATAAACACACAAACGGGTAGCAAGATTATATTCAAAGGAATTAAAACGAGTAGTGGCGACCAGACAGCATCGTTAAAATCTATTCAAGGTGTTACAACGTGGGTGTTAGAAGAGGCGGAGGAATTGACAGACGAGAAGAAATTTGATGTGATTGATTTCTCAATTCGTTCAAAGAAGAATCAAAACCGAATCATCTTGATTCTCAACCCAACCACAAAGGAGCATTTTATTTATCAAAGATTCTTTGAGGGTAAAGGTGTGCAACCGGGAAGTAACTTAACGAAGAATGACACAACATACATTCATTCTACCTATTTAGACAACATTGCTAATCTCAATGAATCGTTCATTAACCAGATAGAGCAAATGAAGGTTCATCGCCCAGAGAAGTTTAAGCATCAAATCTTGGGTGGTTGGCTTGAGAAAGCTGAAGGCGTAATATTTACTAACTGGGAACTAGGTGAGTTTAAACGGGTAGGGGTAAGTGTGTTTGGTCAGGATTTCGGGTTTGCCAACGACGCAACAACGCTTGTAGAAACGAATATAGATAAGGCTAATAAACGAATATACTTAAAGGAGTGTTTCTATCTTCACAAACTAACAACAAGCGAAATAGCGGATTTAAACAGAAGGCACGCTGGGGATGCTTTGATTATTGCCGATAGTGCTGAACCTAGATTGATTCACGAATTGAAACGACATTGCAACATTCGAGAAGCAATTAAAGGACAAGGAAGCATCACAGGAGGTATAGCACTAATGCAGGATTATGATTTGATAGTTGACCCAGATTCGACAAACTTAATCAAAGAACTAAACAACTACTGTTGGTTGGAAAGAAAGAGCAAGACACCAATAGATGACCATAATCATTGTATTGATGCTGGACGATATAGCGTGATGTATCAGCTTAAAAACCCTAATGCAGGTAAATATATAATTAATTAGTATCTTCAATAAAAACAACAAGATGAATCACTTACTTTATTATTCGGAAGAAAAAGAACACGAATGTTATGAATGCGGAGAACCAATAGACCACGAAGGCTACTGCTCTGGGGTTTGCTTTGAAGCATCAATGTTATGAGCGATTCAATAGTAAGCGCTTTAATCTTAAAGTATAAGATTCGAGCAGCAGCCGGCAAAAGGAAATACGGCGTTGATATGGACAGAAAAGATTTGACCGAACTTGAATGGTTGCATCACGCACAGCAAGAAGCAATGGATTTCGCCATCTATCTTGAGAAACTGATTCAGGAGAAAGAATGAATTAAATCACTAAATTTAAAGGGTAGTCTAACGGCTACCTTTTTTTATTTCATTTTCTAAAACTTCCCTTAAAATTCGTTATATAACTATGAAGGTAGAGATTAACATTCCAGAAACGATGTCAGAGGTAACACTTGGGCAATATCAGAAGTTTCTAAAGATTCAGGAGAATAACACCGATGAGCGGTTTCTTCAAATTAAAATGATAGAGATATTCTGTAACGTGCCATCCGAGTACGTTTTGAATATGAGGTTAAGCGACACCAACGAAATCGTATCAATGTTGAATGAGCTATTTAGCGACAAACAACGGCTAATACAACGCACGAGGATAGGTGGCAATGAATACGGATTCATACCTAAGTTAGAGGATATTTCATTAGGAGAATATATAGACCTTGACACCTATTTAGGAAATTGGGAGAATATGCATTTAGCGATGAATGTCTTGTACCGTCGGGTAAAGACTAAATATGGAGAGCGGTATGCGATTGAGGACTACAAGCCTAATGACAGCTTGCATATGAAGGAT